ATGGATTTACAAATGATACTATTTATTGCTTTAATCATTATTTTTTTTATAATTCCGTTACTAACATTTATTATTAAATCTGCAGTAAAGCAAGGAATTTTGGAAGCTTACAAGATTATTAAAAATGATAAAGATAATAATATTTTATAACTCTAATCTAAAATCTATCATGTTCAATAAAAATCCTCTTTTTTAAAGAGTTGGATATTCTTTAATTATTTCTTGTTATTAGTTGTATAAGACCCATATAAGGTATCTACTTAATAGAGGAAAAGAGAATTATAGATGTTTTAAGGAAAAGTGGCTATTTTTAAGAATAGATCAATCAACTTTGTTTTATTGTATTTTGATACTCTTGTGTTAATATCTGGATAAAAAAGAAATGTCCTAACAGTATTCTTCATGTTTATGTGAATATGAATTAATCTGCTAAGGCATTTCTTTTTATTTGTATCTTTAAAATATCATTTAAAATAATCAAATTTTTAGCAAAGAAGGTCTTTTTGGTACCATATGAGACGCATTTGTGCAAGATTTCCTCCTTCTTCAGATGTTTCAAACATATGGTTGATTACCTTTTTGATTACCTTTGCTTTTGGGAAAAAAGAAAAAGCCTTAAAACAGCGATTTTACGCGGTTTCTAAGGCTTTTTAATACAGGGGATGAGAGAATCGAACTCCCACAGAAAGTGCTAAAACCCCTGTAAAATCAATGATTGTTATGATTCGTGTTGCATTTCGTGTTGCATAGACTCAAAATAGTTGATTGCAATCTTATTCATTTTATCTTCCATGTCCGGAAGAGTGTGACGGTAGACTTCTTTCAGCACCGAATCATTTCCCCATCCACCAGATTGCATGATATACGCATCTGGTATTCCTAGCGCATGTTGAACAGAAGCGTTGTAATGCCTTAAGTCGTGGAATCGGAAGTGAGGTATCTCTAATTTCTTAAGGAGATTTCCAAACGATGTTGTTAATGTATTCGGATTCATGTCTACAGTGTCGGTTGAAAGTTCCAAGAACTTCTCGATTACGAATGATGGATAATTCACATATCTGTCACCAGCATAAGACTTAGGTGCTTTCACAATCCATTCGCCCTCAACATTCATAACCATTGTTTTTGTAACGTGTATCGTGTGATTCTTGATGTCGGACTTCTGTAATGCACAGATCTCACCTCTTCGCATAGCTCCAAACGCTGCGAGGAGAATTGGCACTTCCATGATAGTTCCTTCTGATGCACGAACAATCTTCTTAATGTCCACTTCTGTAGGAATGTAAATGTTGCTCCTGAGTTTTTTTGGAAGAGTGATATTGATTACAATTCCCGGATGAAATCTTTTCATTACCGCGCTGATCAGTCCATTCATGTCACGAACAGACTTAGGTGACAGCTCTGTAGATGCTTTATTAATCACCTTTTGAATTACGCTTTGTGTGATTTCCTTTAGCTGATACTCTTTAAGCGGTACCATGCAATTACGTTGCATACTCTTGTACTTTCTGATGCTGGACGGTGAGAGGACAGCGGACCGTTCCTGGATGTACTTTTCTAGTGCATCACCGAAAGTCATTTGTACTTCTTCATCTTTCTTGATTTCTTTGTTATCTGCCCATTCAGCAGCCATTGCTTCAGCTTTTCTTTTTCCTCTTGCCGATGGATCATCACAAGTGAAAGACTTATAGATTCTTTTCTGTTTCTGTTTCTTCGTTTTCGGATCAATAACAGGTTTTCCGTTTTTATCTAAGACAATTTCATAGTGGCTGAATACCTGACATCTCCAGGATCCGGAAGGTAACTTCTTAGCTGTTGCCATATAATCATCTCCTTTTAAGTATAAAAATAACAGCCATACAATAGAACAACAGTTCTGATTGATTGACTGCTCCGAAGATGATACAATATTACTGTTCATATAATTCGCACTGCTCTTCGGAGTTGTGTATCAACCGTTCCTGCGCCAACAGGAGCGGTTTTATTTTATTTAATTATCTCTGTTTACAAATTCGCTACATACATCTCTTAATTCTGTATATAACTTATCTGTAAGTTCTTCACCGGCATATTGTCTTGACAGTAGTTCTCTTCCATAAGCTCTCAATTCTGCATCGGATAAGGAAGAAAGTTTGTTGTCATAAACGTATTCTTTTGTATTCATGGTTCCTCTCATGCAAATGAACCTTGTTCCAAACACCGCAAATTAACTATTTACTGTAAACAAACTGAATATCTTTTGATGACCAGAAATCAGGAGCAACGCTAACCTCGAACTTCGAGAAAGTTGTAGGTACCTGATATGCAATCACACCGTTCATCTTCTTTCCAGCAGCAACACTTCCATCAAGCTGATTCTTTCCACTGGCTTCAGGGGCTTGAAGTCCAACAAGATCTTGTGTTAGAGAGTAATCATCGCAATAGGCTTCGAAATTCATTACGGAGCTGATGCTGATATCTTTTGATGAGTTGTTTGCAATCTCAAACTCAAGGATTAAGAACTCGTTTCCTTCGTCAGGGGTAGTATATTCCCCACCGGCAGATTCGGTGATGTTCACAAGTGTAATTTCAACATCATTGAGATTCACAGTATCTCCAACGTTAAATACAGTCTGTTCCGGTTCTGATTCATTCTTTGAAGCATCTTGCGTTGCGTCAGTAGAAGTGTCACTGTTTACCTTTTTAGGTCCGTCATCCTTTCCACCAATAACAGAACCTATGATACCGAGTATAATAATTACGCCGATAACAATTAATACAGTTTTTAAACATCCACCTTTCTTTTTCATTCGTGTTTCCCTCTCTTTCTTTTAGTGATATAGCCTTGTTTGCTAAGCGCACCACACGCTTTATATAAATCCCTCCCGGGAGTTATATCCTTAATCATCTAATATTATTTCAATACCGACTTCTTTCGCCTTTTCCATAAGCAATAAGAAATTCTTTGTTTTAGTTCTCTTCATTCTGCGATAAGCAGAAAAGCTTTTTGGAGCATCATCCGGCAAAGCATATACAATACGATAATACTCTTTTCTATCACGCATCTGAGTGTCTCGTTTCTTTTTATCTTCTGTATATAGAATATAGTTTCTCTTTTCTTCTTCTGTCCTATCATCAACATACGGACGTGTACTTGCTTGAATCACATCTACATCATTTCCGAATTTATCTTTTATAGCGTTACTATACTTGATGGAAAAAGGCGCAATGGTATGTCTGCATCCATCATGAACTTTCCCGGTTTTTAGAATCACTTCAGGCAATTTCGGAAAAATTTTACTGTTACCAGATAAGCTATACACTCGTCCTTGAAGTTTGTTACATATCTCACAGCATGAACAATGAGCGCTCATCTGTACTAGATCCGTATTGTATTTTTTACAATTCTTAATAGTTAGATTGGCAATTCCTAATGACAAGTCTTTTACTATTCCATGTTGTTTGAGATAACTTTTAATCTTTAGCTCTTCTGATTCAGCTTCTTCCAATCTCAGCTCTTGCAGCAATACCTTGCAATAACATAGATAATCTTCTTCTAAAAACCAATTGTTTGAAGCTGCCATAAAAAGGTAGAGTCTTCGGTAAAGATGATCAGACTCATTAACAAGACCATTGGTTCTTAGAAGACCTGCTTTCATCTTTAGGAAATAATCTAAACTTCCAGTTATTCCGTATCCGTTGAAAATATCGCATCTTAAAAAAGATGGGATTGGAAGTTTATCTATATCGTTAATATCATGCAAATCATACAATTTACCATCTGAATTTATAAACCTAGCATTGTATGTATATTCTGTCTCTTCAGGAGTTACTTTACATAACTGTCCATTTTTGAAGTAGAGAACTTGATATTTTTTTGATAATTCCAATTTCTTTGTACTTTCTAATTTTAATTTATCTAGAAATGAATTTAGTAAGTCCATTGTCCGCACCTTATTTTAAAGCATTTTAATAACCGTAAGATATGGGATGAAGTATATTACATAGTTATCCACTGTCGTATAAACTCCATACTTATCTCTGTAACAGCTGATACATTCTTCTAAGTATTTCTCTGTTACTTCTAAATATTCTGCAATCTCATGTCTGTTTCGACATCCAAACTCAAATGCATTAATGATTCCGGTGAGTCCGATTAGACGGTTGTAACCATGTAATCTAGCTTGACGCTCCTGCTTCCTGTTCCATGATTTTGAGATATCACAGATATTTCCAACAGTTGTGTGGTGATGTCCAAGTTCTTCACCTAGTACACAAGTCCTTTCTATTGTTGTACGGAGCTTTGAACTCATTCCGATAACACCATCTGCATACAATCCGTGAATCCTATCACTTTCAAAATCACACGATACAATCTCTACACCGTCCTTGCAGGCTTCATCTTCAAGTCTTTCATAATTATTCATGTGAATCCCTCCCACTACAGCATATCTTCCTACGTGTACAATAAAAACACTATCTTCTCTTATTTTTTACAAATGCAGCAAAGTTTCTAATTTCTTCCATCTCGGATTCGGTGTATTCGTCACCCTCGAAGTGCGCTGCGAGAGTTGTTGGTTCATTATCGATGCCGAGCAATGTATCTGCAGATACATTCAGAGAAGAAGCAATCTTTTTGATTGTATCCACATTAGGTTCTCTTTTTCCACTTTCATATAAAGAGTATGTCGATTTTGCTACGCCGATATTTTCTGCCAAATCTTTCTGCGATATGCCGGATTTAAGCCTAGCTTCTTTTAAATTCTCATTAAAATTATCACCCATAATGTTATTCCTCCTGTTACTTATGATTATAAATATGTGAATGCAAAGTGTCAATAAAAAGTTTACAAAATGCAAAGAAAAGTATTGACAAATTTGCAGAATGCAATTATAGTATAACTGTGGTTTGCAGAACGCAAACAATAAAGCGAAAGGAGAATAAAATTGTTTAGGAACTTAGAAGCAGAACAGGCTAGATTCAATTTCACAAACCAACAGATGGCTGAAAAATTAGGTATGTCAAGAGTTTCTTATGAGAACAAAAAGAAATCAGGAAAATTCACAGCATTGGAAGCAAAAAAGCTGTGCAAATTGTTCAAGGTTAAATTTGATTATCTTTTTGAAACAAAAGAGGAAAAGTAGAAAGGAGAGAAGAAATGGACAGAATTGTTCACGAGTCAGTTTTAACAAATACAAGTGATGAAAAAGTAAATGCTTTGATGTATCAGGCAATGCTTGATGAAACAATTCGTCTGAGATCATGCAGAAAAGAGGCGGAGAGGAACCAGATTAGAAAGTTCCTTATGGAAGTATATCGACTATATTATGGAAGAAATCAGAAAAATGACTGTCTAAGTACAACTCAAGAAGATATGCACAGACAGTCGACAGAATCCAGTACGCAAGAGTCGATAACAAAATGGTCGATTTTGATGGGTGAACATCAAGAAAATTAAAAATATACCGTGGCAAGAAAATCCAGTAAAAAGGGTTAATGCATTGAAGCATACGAAATTTGTATACGCCAATAGTTTGATTAAAAGTCGAGTTTATTCGTTTGGAATACGAAATATCACATAATAAGTCAGAGAGTTTAGCGTATTCAGTACTGGAAGCGTATTCAATCATCACCAAGGTGTTTGTTTTTGCTGAATCCCAAACATGTTCCACAAATGGAATCAATTGTTCTAAATTTGCAGAATTAGAAACATATTTTTTGAAGCAAACGCAAGTGTTGATATACCTTGAAAGATTTAGCAAAAATTTCAAAATGATAATGCAAAGGAAAATAAACAGAAAATACATCATTAATCCTCCTAGTATGATTTTGAAATATTTTAGCACGGATGAAAAAGCAAAGGAAGAGGTTGGTAGAAATTAAACAAGAAAATTACAAGGTAATCTACTGGAAAGGGAAGGGGTACTGATGAAGAGAGGTGAAAGCAATGAAGAAAAAGATTATCAATAAGAGAGTCAATGGAGATTCTGAAGAGCTGCACGCATTGAAAGGCTTTAAGGTCTTAGCAGTCGGCAACGGAACAATCGGAGAAGAGTGTTCGTTGAGAATCATGCTGATGAACGAGAACAACGTTGCTGTTGATTTAAGTATCACAGAAGACGGAGCGTACCTCAGCGATTCCTACGCACTGACAGAGGACATGATTCCACGCAATTATGAAGACTAGAGAGGTGAGAAGAGATGCCAAAATTAAAAATATCTGACAGGGAAAGGCAGAACAGAACACTTCTCGCAATCATCGAGTCAGGAAAGACTATGACAGCTATTGATACTCAGAAGCTTTCAAAACTGACTGGTATCCCACCGAGCACTCTGTACCAGAGATTAAGTCAGCCGGACAACATCCGAATCAGTGAATTACGAGAAATCCTAAGGGCACTCAAAATCACTGATGAGGAAAAGGCGAAGATCGGTAGGGAAGTGATATGAGAGATTGTAGTTACTGCAAAAAGAGAAACAGATGCATGGAAAGAAGCAGATGTATTCCGTGTGCATCATTTCAGAAAGAAGGTGAGAAAAATGAATCAGATCGATATGATCGACATCCAAAGAAGAGCAATCCAGATAGTTAATACCAAGAGACAGCCAAGAAGAATTGAGCATGATGACAGAGAAGAAACAACGTCAGCGGTTATGACAGTAGTTGCGATGGGATTGGTAGTTGTCTTAGGAATCGCAACATGGGTTATCTTCGGATATTAAAAAAGAGTGCCATGATAAAGGCGGCAACCTTCAGGCACTCAGGTAAAAAACCAACTTAATAATAACATTTCAGAGAGGAGAAAGCAATGGGAGAAAAAACATTAGAGGTAAGTGTAGATAAATTTATAGAACTGTGCAAGACAGATGCACGCATGGAAACACTTAAAGCTTACATTGAGAAAGCTGAGAAGAAGGGTGGATTCGTTGAACTTGATACAGTGAAACTCATCATTGGGGTGAAGGAACATGAAAGTTTATAGAGGCATCGGACCGGAAGAAGGAACAATCGTAACAGAAGAGGAAGCATTTGATTATGCATTAGAGCGTTGCCTAAAAGGAACAGAAGAAGACCAGGAAGAGTTTAGAAAAGAACTTGTCGAGTGGTTCTTCTCCGGCAACTGGATAGATGAAGAAAGGAGCGGATTGTAATGCCACTTGCAAGCTACGAAGAACTTAGAAATGTAGATATCAAGAAGTACTGTAAGAAAAGAGACGGACTTGATTATCTCAACTGGGCAACATGCATCAACCTTTTGAGAATGCATGGAGCAAACAAGGTTTACTGGGAACCAGTACCGGATCCAGTAACCGGTAGCAGCCTTAGAAAGACAGATGTAGAGTTCTCTGATAAGAACGGAAATAAAAACAGATGTTACGAGACACTGATTAAGGTTGTTATTGATGAAAACACGTACTTCATGCAGACACCTGTAATGAATGGAAGCAATCCAGTAAAGGATAATTCAATGACACAGCAGAGAGTATGGAACAGCATGTGCAGAGCATTTGTAAAGTGCGTTGCTATCCATACCGGACTAGGATTTGATCTGTGGCTGAAAGAAGAGAACCACAACGAACCATTCATCCCGGAAACATTAAAGAAACGTGCATCCGCTGCAAAAATCAAAACAATCAAGCAGATATGTACAAGTCACGGTGTCGATGGAGACGCTTGGGTTGCTGGAAACGGAAAGACTTGGGAAGAACTAACAGAGGAAGAAGCAGCCATGATGCTCAATGCATTGAAACAGAAGTATGGTGATGAGTAATGCACTTCACCGGAAAACTCAAAGAACCAATTATCGACTTCGTAACGCATCGTCTGACCATTCTATTTGAGCCAAATGAGGACTTTCTTGAGACTTACGAGGAATTGAAAGGCAAAGAGATTTTAAGCCTTGAAATAAAGCCATACAGGAAGAAAAGAAGTCTTGATGCGAATGCTTACTACTGGGTACTACTCACCAAGCTTGCAAAGGTAATGAACACATCGAATGCAGAGATGCATAACTTGATGCTGATTCACTACGGAGAGCCGGAGATCATTGAAGGAAAGCCGATATACATGACAGTACCGGATACGGAAGATGCAGAAAAGAAAGTGATGCAAGCAACAGAATATCATCTGATGCCGACATCACAAGTAAGGCAAGGCTTGGATGGTATCGTGTACAGAACATACAAGCTATTAAGAGGTTCAAGTACCTACGATACATCAGAGATGGCAAGGCTCATTGATGGACTTATTACAAGTTGCAAAGAAGCAGGACTTACAGCATCAGAGATTGCCACACCGGATGAAAAGAGATTACTGAAAGAAAGGTATGGCGTGGACATTGGCTAAACGATTGAAGAGCGTGTTTACTGACGATATGGACCACTGCTTCTTCACCGGCTATCCTTATCCACACATACACCATATCTTTTACGGTAGTAGAAGAAAGATATCTGAGAGATACGGGTTTGTGATTCCCCTTGCACCGTATCTCCATGAATTTCAAAAGGGGAGCGTACATGACAATCCGAATCATGGACTGGACTTGGAGCTTAAGCAGATGGCTCAACGATATTTCGAAGAGCATATAGGCAGCAGAGAAGAGTTTAGAGAGGTATTCGGAAAGTCTTGGCTATAACTGGTATTAACCTAGCGGATAAGGTTGATATATAAACTCCTAATGGCTGACTGAACAGCATGTCACAATCCTTTTCAAAAGCCATGATGATTCATCTCCTCGGCTTTGTCCGGGGAGAGAAAGGAGAACAATGCAGACTTACGATATTGACATATTAGATTACATCAGAACCGGACATGACAGAGCAATCACAAGAGCTGAATTGTCTGATCTGACCGGTATAGATGATAGAACGATAAGAGACATGATCCATTATGCAAGACGAGATATACCGATTCTCAACATGCAAGATGGAAGAGGGTACTTCGTTCCAGACATGAACATCTTAGAAGAGAGAATGATGCTGATGAAGTACATCAGACAAGAAGAAAGCCGGCTGAAGAGTATCGGCTGGGCACTAAAAACAGCAAGGCGGACAGCCAAGAATTGCAACATGGAGGTAGACACAGATGAACTCAAACCGAAAAGGGAAAGAGGGAGAAAGAGAGTTAGCAAATCTGCTTAAAGACAGATACGGATATGATTGCCGGAGAGGGCAGCAGTTCTGCGGATCCAATGGAGATGCAGATGTAGTCGGTCTTCCTGACATCCATATTGAGTGCAAGAGGGTAGAGAAGCTTAACATCTATGAAGCTGTGGAACAGTCCATAAACGATGCGAGAGAGGGCGAAATGCCTACGGTAATGCATCGGAAGAATCACAAGGATTGGCTGGTCACAATGACAATGGAAGATTGGATGAAATTATATGAAAGGCGATTACATAAAGATTAATCGGTCACTTCTTGAGTGGGGGTGGTACAAAGACAAAAACACTTCCAGATTGTTCATACACATGCTTTTAAAAGCAAACTGGAAGGACGGATTTTTCTTAGGAATTGAGATAAAAAGGGGGTCATTCGTATCTTCTTTAGCCAAATTATCTGAAGAAACCAACCTTTCAGTTAGAGAGATAAGAACAGCAATAAAACACCTAGAATCGACAGGCGAAGTGACAAGCAAAAAATATAACAAATTCAGCGTATTTACGGTAAATAATTACTGTTCGTATCAATCGAGTGACACGCAAAGTGACAAGCAACCGACAAGCAACCGACAAGCAAGTGACAAGCAAGTGACAACAATAGAAGAAGGGAAGAAAGGAAGAAAGAAAGAATATATAGATACTAACGTATCTATAAAGCAGCATAGCATTCAATCCATCATCGATGCATGGAATCAGCTAGAGCCTTACGGAATCAAAATGATTTACCGGATCAATCAAGGCTCTAAGAGATGTACTTCACTGATTGCCTTACTTGAGCAATTCGGAGAAGAGAAAGTGATACAAGCTGTTGATAAGGTCAAACAGAGTGAATTCCTTCAGGGAAAGACAGATACAAGGTTCTCACTGAACTTCGATTGGTTCATCAATCCGAACAACTTTGCGAAGGTGCTTGAAGGAAAGTATGATGAACGGCACGATAAGAAACTAACGAAGAACAATAACAACTTTGAGCGAAGACAGTATGACATGGATGATTTGGAGAGCAAGCTACTTGGAAGGTGATTAAGAATGGCAGAGATAAAAAGTGGCTGGGCGGTATGCTCAGTCTGTGGAAAAGAATTTGAGATAGTCGGCAACCGGAAGAAGTGTTGTAGCAAGGCTTGCGGAGAAGAAAGAAGCCGGAGACAGTGCTGCGAGAGAGGAAAGGCAAGATACAGAGCCTTGAGTCCTGAACAGAAAAAGGAACTGGCAATGAAACGAAAGCAAGCCAAACCGAAGAAAGTAAAAGGCGCAAAAGAACCGAAGTACCGAAGCGAATTAGTAAGAGTCGCAGCTGAAGCAAAGCAGCATGGTATGAGCTATGGAGAATATGTTGCGAAAAGCGAAAGGAGAAGAGATGGGGAAAACGATTGATGCAGAAGAGTTTCTTTCATGGCTGAATGAAGCTGAGGAAGAACTAAAGGGAGAAAGAGCGGATGAGCTGAACCCTGATCGCAAGGATGAAGGGATTCTGCTCACAACAGAGACTGTCAGAAAGTATGTCGAGAGCATGTGCAAGATTGACGATGCTGACAGTGAGCGTGGATGGATACCAGTGACGGAAAGACTTCCGGAATACGAAAGAGATGTATTACTCACACTTGAGGCAAAGAGCGGATCCGGATACAGAGCTTACAGCATCGGATGCTACATCCAAGTATTTGACGAGGACACAGAAAAGCACTGGCTTGACAGACAGTATGGATATCTAGAGTGGGATAAATACTCAAACGGACACGGTGGATGCTCACTGTACAGAGTTACAGCATGGATGCCGATTCCGAATCTGTACAAGGGATAAAGACCATGAACAGACAAGAGAAAGAGGATCAGGCTCAACTTGAGTACCTGAGACGATGGAAAGAGAAGAAACAGAAGAGAAAGAATCTGTCAGAAAAACTGAGAAAGAGAGGTATGAAATGAAATACAAAGTTGGAGACAAGGTAAGAGTCAGGAGTGATTTAAAAAATACGGTGCTGTATGGTGGTTTATTTGTAGTTGATAAAATGTTAAAGAAAAAGATCGTAACGATTACATCCGTGCATGATGATTACTACAAAGTTGCAGAAGATGACTATAAGTGGACAGACGGAATGCTTGAAGGATTAGTCGAGGACGAACTGACAGCGGAAGAAGCAACTAAGATTTTAAGTGAAATTTGTTGTGAAAACGAATTATGTGGTGGATGTCCTATTAGTGAAGCAAAAGGAAAAATGACGTGTCAAAGCTTCCGAAGAGATAAAACAGAAGAAGCGCTTGAAATCCTCAAGCGGTGGAAGAAAGACCATGAAAAGAAAGAGGTTGAGACGGAGTTTACGTGGTGTGTGCTGATTATCGAAGCTGATACTCATACCTTGAAACACGAAGAAAAGGTTGGAACTGATTTCAAATCAATAGATGCGAAAAAGGCAGAAATTCTTAAGAAATACTGTTCAGAGCATGATGGAAAATATTATGCAATCAGCGAGCGCAGATGCGTAGTAAAGGAGTAGCCATGAACACAGGAGAAAAGATAGATTACATGATTCAGTGTTTGAAAGTCGCAAAAGCTGAATATGATTACATGGCTGATTACGTTGCAAATGAACCGACTGAAAGGCAAGAGTTGTGGAAGTTCCTTGATAAACACAGAAATCCAAACAAAGCATTGATTAAAGACAACTTGAAGAATGTGGCAAGAATGGGATTCCAGCTTGCAAATGAGGTGAAGTAATGATGACAGTAAGAGAAGAACAGGTACTTTGCAAACTACATGAATTTATCGATGCAAACGATATTAATTGTGCAGAAGATGTGACGCAGCGAGATAGCATAAGTGAACAGTGCGTAGATCTTGTAGCAGAGTTGGTTGATACGCTTTGCTATAAATAACATTAAATTACAGAAAGGAGCAGGAGATTTGTGCGCACAGAAAAGATATCTTTGCTCTGAGTAAGAATGGATTTAGAACAAAAAGCAATAAAAAGGATTCAGACTGCATCAGAAATGAGCTTATACCACTACGGTAAGCCACTTGTATGTACTTATTCCGGTGGAAAAGACTCGGATGTGATTCTTGAGTTATTCAGAAGGGGGGGGGCATACCGTTTGAAGTTCACAACAGCCACACGACAGCAGATGCCCCACATACAGTAAGGCACATTAGAGATGTGTTTAAAAAACTGGAAATGGATGGCATTAAATGCACGATTGAGATGCCGACATATAAGGGAGAGAGAACAAGTATGTGGAAACTAATTCCACAGAAATTGATGCCGCCGACAAGGTTAGCAAGATATTGTTGTGCGGTTCTGAAGGAAGCAGGTTGTAAGAATAGATTTATTGCTACTGGTGTGAGATGGGATGAAAGTAGACAAAGGAAAGATAGAGAAGAATTTGAAAAAATAGGAGCTACGAAAGCCACAAAAGAAAAATTCACATCGGTAATGCTAATGAATGATAACGATGCTCGCCGGAGAATGAATGAACACTGTATGCAGAAAAAGAAAATGGTTGTCAATCCAATTATTGACTGGAAAGATTCGGATGTGTGGGAATACATAAATTCGGAAAACATTTCGACTTGCGAACTGTATCAGTGCGGATATGATCGTGTTGGTTGCATAGGTTGTCCGATGGCTGGAAAGAAGAGATACAAAGAATTTGCAGATTTCCCAAAATATAAAAATTTGTATATCCATGCTTTTGACCGGATGGTTGAAGAAAGAAGAGCAAGGAACTTACCGTGCCAATGGAAAGACGGAAACGATGTCTTTTTACGGTGGATGGGCGATGAAAATATTGAGGGACAAATGGATATATTTGATTTTATTGGAGGTAATTCGCATGACTAAAGAAGAATTTATAAGAACTGTACAGAGCTGCGGATACGGTACGAAAACAGGAGCTAAAAAGTATGTAGAGCTGAATCCGAAAGAGGACTACAGCATGAATGACCTGATTGTATTGCATGAAGGTAATATGCACTGGCAAGGAGTCAGTGGAGATAAAGGACTCAACTATGCATGGTGCGCAAACGGAAGAACAACAGCGTTCAGTAATGGGATTGCTGGAAACTCTGGAAGTAGGCAAGATTGGAACATGTAGTAACATAAGAAAATTTTAGAAAAGAATACAGAAAGGAGACGGAGCTCCGGCCGGGCAAAGATATATCGGCTCCTTTCGAGAAGATGGAGAAAAGAGAATTAACTTTTGGGATTACTGGTGAATTTATTACTCGGATTACAAGGGAATGGTTTTACTCTGGCGAAAAGAGTATGGAGAAGATCATGGAGATTCTGAAAGACTGCATGACAGGTACGGATGCATCAGAAGCTAGAATCCGGAGATACGCAGAAGACATTCTGCTTGGACGAGCTGCACTGAAAGGCAATACAGCAGATGGTACGTATCACCTGGAAAGATATGAGCCAGGAGAAGAGGAACCATTAGCACGAAGCATGAATATTTGGAAGATTCCACAGTTAAGAAGGGAAGCAGAGAAAAATCTGAGGGAAAAGAACGAACAATTTTACGTTGCAATGGAGCATCTTACAGAAAGTGAGCAGCGAGAAGTACGGAGAGAACTTGGGATGGAAACAAGAGAGGATTGTGAGCAACAGCAGATTGATAATTTCTTAAAGCGGATGATGGATGTTAAAGAGCATACTACCGCAGATTATGGATGGTTGGAACCAAATGGAGATTTTCATCAAGTTGAGTGGGGAGAGCATCAGTACTGGGCTGGCAAATATGTGGAAGAAAATTTTCCGGAACAGTATGAAGAAATCCTCAACCCCGGGGACTGGCTTGTTGATAGAGGTTGGGTGCTACTTCATAACCCATCACAGGGAGTTGCATTTGCAACAGGAAGCCTGGTAAGAGATATGACGAAAGCACAGAAAGAGTTCCTGTACAATTATTATATAGAGCGGGACTGCAAGGATGAAGCAAATGCATTATGGGATGAATAAGTGTAGGTGAGAAGAATGAACATTGAATTAAAAGAGATAGACAAAGACACATTGAAAGTTGGGGATTGGGTTGGAGTTGCAAGAGAAGTGAACTATGGATGGGGTTCATCATTCCGACATAAACTGATTTATCCAGCAAAAATCACGAGAATCACTCCAAAGCGAACTAAATTCTTTACAGATAAGTTTGGAGAACATGACAAAAGAGAAGTATTTTATGAGTGTGATAGTGAAGCTGCGAGAGAAACTTTTTTGGCTAAGACATTTAGAGATATTCAGGACGGAATATTTGAGTTAACTGAATCGAAAAGAAAAGATCTCATTGGGAAAATCAGTGATGAAGATCTGCCGGAAGTAGCTAGACACATGAAAGCAATTATGGAAATTATGGAGAAATACAAGGAGTAGCAATGTTTGAAGAATTATATAAATTCATATCCAGATTGCATTACGGAATAAAGTTCATGCCGGAAAAGGATTTTGACGAGCTTTTATCTCGGTGCGACTGGGAGCAAAAGATGTATGCATTGTGCTTTAGATATTTGTAAACGTGGAGAAAAATCATGAAAGCACCTTGACAATTGAATATTGATGGTTGGAGTGGTATAATTTTCGTATCATTTATTATAGGAGATAGGAAATATGCTAGAAAAGATAATACGATTTTTTGACGAACATCCGATAATATTTTTTATATGCGTGTTTTTGGGATTGATAGTAGTGCCTACTGCGATTATTCATTTTGTTTATATAATTCCTACAGAGTCATGGTGGTCTCAAGTAACTATTCCAGCAGGAAATATGTTGGCGTATATAGGAACTGTATTAACATTTTGTGTGACATTCATGTTGAGTATGACAGTGTATCTGTCAAATAAACGACAAAATGATAGAACACAAATTTCAAACAATAAAGCCATGTTTGTTGTAAATAATGAACAAAAAGTAAAGATTGATTTTCTAAATCCTGGTACACGAGAAGTTGATGACATTTTTATTGAAATGGAATTAAAATTGTTATCAAATGTTATGATTTCAAAATTGAAAATAAAACATTTGTCCATATATGATATTGAGCATCCGAGAGAAAAAGAAAAACAATTTTATAAAGAATACGAAAAAGAAAAAAATGTTAATTTTCAATATGAAGATAAAGAACACTTAATAATAAATTTTGATTTGCAAGATGAGAAAGCTGAGAATATATTAAAAACAGCAGAACAATTATGTATAGGCTTTGATATAGATGCTATATGTGAAAACGTAAAAACGAAATTGACTGTAAATATAAGTTGCAGATCTTATCAGAAAGTAGGTAAAATTTCTTTCAAAGCCAGAAAGGAATGCTATATAAATAATTCCAATTCTTTTCTACACAAAGCAGAAATTATTTAGAATTTACCAACCATCAATATTCGGTGGTTGGTATTTTTTTACCCATTTTTAGGGAGAAGAGGGATAAATTGAAGAAAATAATATGTTTGATTCTGCTGTGCATCTGCTTAACTGGGTGTGCTGATAGTAATTCGACAGAAACCAGGGACGAAATTAGATACTCTTATGAAAATGCAGATGCGGTTATTACTTACATAGATATGAGAAAGTGGTTCGCATATGTTCCAAGATGGCAGTGGGAAATAAAGGTCGAATATGACGGACTGACTTATGAGGAAGACGATTATGCAAGCGGAATGATGAATGAGCCGAGTTTCGCTGACAGTCAAAAAGGAGATTCTGTGACTGTAGAAGTAACAGAAAAATATGTTAACGGAAAACTGGTAGACCGATATATATCTGGAATTGAATAAGGAGAAAGGAACGAATTATGAGTACATTTGAAGAAAGAATAGCGAAAGCAGTAACAGATAAATTGAATGACGGAACAGTTGAGGAACTTGTATCGGATGCCGTGACTAAAGCATTGAAAAGTAGTATCGAAGAACAGTTTAGATGGAGCGGTGAAGCAAAAAAAATTATCGATGAAAAAGTAAAAGAAGTAATGACACCGGCAATCGAAAGAGTAAATCTGGACGAATATACAGTGAAACTCGATGCAGTTCTCACGGAAATTATTAACAGCACAAATCTGATTGACAACAAAGAAATCTTAGGAAACTTCAAGAGTCTTATGACAGAGCCGGATAAAGATACAATCAGCTTAAAAGAAGTGTTTGAAAAATACAAGGAATATGTCAGCGAGAGCGTTGATACATCAGAACTTGAAGTCTACACAGATGATGAACCGAGATATCAGAATGTGACAGCAGAAGTAACTGTTGATACAAGAAATAGCATATTTGGAGGAAGATTTTGCGATTTGGTTTTCAAATGCGAGGAGGATGAGAAACTGACAAAAGAAATCCATTTGTATGAATCAAAAAGAAATGGATTCAGAATTACAAGATTCGAAAGCGAACTTGATATCAACTCATTAAGATATGTAGATAAGTTTGACATTTTCATAATGCGGTTAGATCGAGCGTTCTGTGATATCACAGATATTATGGAGATGTACGATGATGATGTTGAGGTCGAAGCTGAACCGGAAGCATCCTGGTACTGATGGATGGAGAACGAAGATGGGATGTAAACGGATATGTATCGTAGACATAGGCATCCGGAAATGCTGTATGGAATGCGAGAAGCACGAAGAATGCAATATTCTGTGTGATGATTTAGACCAATATGAATACATGGAAGAATGTCCGGATTATGTAAAGGAGAATGAAGATGAAAATTGTAAAAGGTAAAGAACAGGAATATAAAGACTGGTATGAAAAAAACAGTAAGCCATACGGTAGAGCGTGTTTTACATATGCTGAAAGATGGGCAGGAATGATGGAAGAGAAGATAGAAGCATCAGAAGATGATGAAATGAAAGTTATTGTTGATAATGCAAAGCAGTTGAGCCATGAAGCGGATAAAGAGGGAATCTCAAGATTTATGTACGGAGTAGCTGTCCGTATTCTTTCTCTATACTGGGAATACGGAGAATGCCTAAAAAAATGGCACGACGAAGATTAAGGATATGACGGTGACGGTGTTGTAAATCCGGCGGTCATAACTGTTGGTTGAAAAGGAAAGCAAAGATGAATGGTAAAGACTTTATAAGAGCGCTTGGAGAAGCCAGGCTAAAAATAGAGCTGTCAAATAAACACATTTTGTTTATGCATCCTGAAGATATCGCAATACTTGATTTGGACAAGGTGAGCAACGTTATATATCTTGTTGAAGAAAGAAGATTGGAACATGGAAAAGTAATAGTGATTACAGATGAAGAATTTAAAAGGATTGTATGGGATGCAATCAAAAACAATAAAGTGAAGTATCACAGAGGAAGAGAAAAATGAGAAGGTTTGATATTGGTGACAAAATCAGATGCACTGAATCAGGTGTACGAGGTATATGTGTGAAATTCTACACACCTACAGCATGTGAGGAACAGACGATGGTAGAGACAGCAGACGGAAGATTTTATCACGCACCAACAAGGACATGGGAAAAGACGGATACAATTTATCTTGAGAGCCTGTCGAGAAACATTGGGATATCAGCAATATGTGATTCGATTTATGGTGAATTGCAGAAAAGCGGAAAGCACATGGTCATGGCAAGAAGAAAGAGGGAACAGAAATGAGACTAAAACCAGTAGTAAAGGCAAGTGAGTTTATGCGGTTCGGGTTCAAGCCTTGCCGAGGACTTCCGAAAAGCGCAGAGAGTTACTATCTCTGCGTGAAGAACGGACACAGAGTGATGTTTGTGGACAGTAAGCATTTTACTGAAACTGAGTGGCCGATAAAGGATGCACGAATCCACAAGAATCCAAACTGTAAATTCAGCGACAAGCGGACAGCAACCGAGATTGAGTGCGAACTGGTTGTGAATGGATTGTTGGAAGAGGTGAGGGAATGAAAGAGAGATTAACTACATACCACTGCGGTAAAGCAGTGATTAAGGACAAGAATAAGCTGTCAGAAGCTATGGAGAAGCTGGCTGAGTTTGAGGAAAAAGAAAAATGTGGAGAATGGCTTGATGCTATCGAACTTGCGAAAATTGCTATTGCACTGCAAAGTCAGAAGTGGATTCCATGCAGCGAGAGGTTGCCGGAGGATAACACGGATGTAATTGTATGTTTTTACAGCGGAATAGTAACAGAAATGAGATATTGGGAAAATGGAAACTTTCAAGGAATCTATGAACATACGACAAAATCAATTGTTGCCTGGATGCCACTACCGAAACCGTACAGAGAGGGAGAATGATATGAGCAGACTAATTGATGCGGATTTACTGATGAGAAAATGCGAGAAATGGTTAAAACCGAAAGCACCAGACGAAGATGAAATGGTTTCGTTGGCAGATATTGCGGTATCCATGCTTATGGAAATAGAAGAACAGCCGACAGCGTTTGATGTGGAGAATATTATTAAGCAGCTTGAGGAAGAAAGAGATTATTCTTACGAAGATTATGAGAATTATGCTGAAAAACATGATATGGATGTAGAATGTGATGATTTATTCTGTCGAGGATTAGATAGAGCCATTGAGATTGTGAAGCGAGGTGGAGTAGATGAAAAATAAAGAGCAGACAAATGCTTGTTACGGTTGCTTCGGAGCTGCGAATGGTGATTGTGATGAGTGCGCTAAGGATAGGAGTAATAAGGATGAAGAATAAAGAGAAGTTTGCAACAAAGATTGTGGAGATTGCTTGCAAAGGACACGATTTTAGGGTTGATAAAAATACGAATGAAGTTGAGGATTGCTGTGACGCTCCATGTACAGCTTGTTTGTTTTTGGAGATGAAAGACTGTGACAAGGCAAGAAGAGAATGGGCAGAGTCAGAGTACATCGAAAAGTCAGTGATAGTGATAAGCAAGAGGGACAGGGTGTTTTTGGAGTATCTTGGCGAAGAATTCAAATACATCGTAAGACATAGAGATGGTACTTTATTTGCATATAAAGACGGTCTTACTAATTGGTTTAGTTTAAATTGCCGTTTTGATGTAGACTTTCCAATGGTCAAATGGGAAGGCAATGAAGAGGTGTGGTTAATCGAGGACCTGAAGAAGTTGGAGGTGGTTGAGGAATATGAAGAAAATTCCAAAAAAAATAGTAAATAAAATTGAGAAAAGAAATAAACTCAATAAAGAAATAGAAACATGGTGCAAAGAAAATCTTAATATGGATGGAATGTGTTCAGACTGTGCGGATATTACAGATCATCACACTGGTAATGAGCAAAGAAGCAATGGATGCAGAGAGTGGTGCGAACAATGGACTGGATGCTGCGAAGATGATTATCACGGTCATTATTACTGGGAAACAGAGTATCCGGGAAAATATCTGCACATGGAATTTTGGGTGTAAAAGTTGGAGGTAGTTAAAAATTATGAATAGAGAAAAACTTTTCAGAGCGAAACATATTCATACAACTTCAGGTAATGAGCATCTCAACGGAACATGGGTACATGGCTATCTTAGTGACGAGAATTATATTTACGATAAAAGTCTTGAGGGTGAATTTCTGATTGATGAAAATACGATTTGCCGATATGTGAATTTGACTGATTTAAAAGGCGAGGAAATATGGGAAAACGACATTTTGATGTGTCATGGTAATCCGGATGATCTTGTAAAAGCAGTATTCGGAGAGTTTAACGTCATAGAAGTGGAAAGTGAAGAAGTAATAGACAGTGTAATTGGATGGCATTATGAAGTGATTCCAACGGATGAATTAAGTAAATGCGAGCCGTTCTGTTATTCGATGCCACTTACGGACACGTATATCAAGTTAAATGAGATGGAAGTTGTCGGCAACGTATTTGACAATCCTGAACTGTTAGAAGAGGAGAATGTGCATGGAACAGATTAAGCTAGGCTTGAGAATCGCAAGCATTGTGGTTGGGATAATCGGTTATAGTGCGATATGGATGTGACTGATTAATAATCGCCGGAACGAAAAAAGTGAACTTGCGTGGGTATTATGGAAATGCTTTCATGCAATTGTGATTGCGCTTGCGTTTCTTTGGGCGTGGTTTTAGGAGAAGATTATATTAGAAGATAAGGAGAATAGCAATGGCAAAGATATTTAAAGTAAGTGGATATTTTGTAGATGTATACAATAATTATACATTGGAATACATAAATTCGTTAATCTTTAACGGATGGGTAGGGCTTAAACCTCGGCATAAACATACAGAAGTGGAAGAAATCAAAGATTGGAGAAAAAACCATCCTCTTCTAAATGATAAATGTGACCTTGCAGATTGCGAGAAATACTTCAAGAGAAAAGTTCCAGTAGATAATGACAGAAATGTTACGGCAGGACAAGTCTTCAGACATTTTAAGGGACATACTGTTAAGGTAATTGCAATCAGCCAGGACACCGAAGCACCGGGGCAATTTTATGTAGTGTATGAATGCGGGGACGGAGCTATTTGGAGCAGACCTTACGGAATGTTTGTGAGTGAAGTCGACCATGAAAAATATCCAGATGTGAAGCAGAAGTATAGATTTGAATTGATGGAGAGTGAAAATGATGGATGATAGAGAAATCAGCGTGTGGCATCATGGAGTTTTCGGAAGATACAGACCGAGAAAGAATAATTTCCCGGAATGCGCGTGGAGCAACAGAAGACGGAGAAAGAGACATATAGGTGATATTTTAGTTGCCCACGAAGAAAGAGGACAAGTGCTCTGGATGTACACAAGACATTGTAAGTGGAGAAGATTAGGAATTTGTGAAAAACGGGAAGGAAGAGAATAATGAAAGCAAATGAATATCAGAAAATGGCAATGAGAACAAATGACGGAAAAACAACAAAGAGACTGCTTGAATGCATGTTGACATGTGATATGGAATACTTATTATCACAGAATCTTGTGTATGAAGATGAACAGCACTTAGATTTAGGCGGTATTTTCAATGCATGCCTTGGATTGTCTGGAGAAGTCGGTGAGTTCAATGACATGATTAAGAAGTGGGTTTTCCATGAAAAAGAATTGGATATGGAACACGCAAAGAAAGAAATGGGAGATGTGCTTTGGTATGTGGCTATGATGTGCGAATCGTTCGGTTGGAATATGGACGAAATCATGCAGATGAACGTAGATAAGCTGAAAGCAAGGTATCCGGAAGGATTCAGTGTTGATAGATCATTACATAGAGCGGAGGGTGATGTATAGATGGAAGATGCAATCAGAATCATTGAAGGATTGGAGTGATGAACAGTGAAAAGAAGTACAGAGACAAGAAGAAGTCCGGCAGAGATTAAAGCAAATCTGCAAAAGCATTATGGTGGAATGGCAGAAAGACCGGTAGACAAGAAAGCAAGCGAAGAGTTTAACCGTCCGGCATATCAAGCAAGGAACCTGATAAGGACACAAGGCGAGTATTTACAAGAAAATCCGAACGAATGACTGACAAGAGTTGGGATAGATATAAAAGCATACGTGGGAGGTGGATACCATTGAGCGTAAGAGAAACATATCTGAGTGATTACGGCATCACTCATGAGCAAGGGAAGAAGATAATTGACTACTGCCGGAAAGCCACTGGATATGAGCAAGTCCTTCTTCTTCAAAGCTGTCAGAACGTAAAGCCGGAGATAGCAAATTTCCTCTTCATCAATCTGACAACAGGACTTGGATACGATAATATCTGCAAAAGGGAATACATTCCGATGCAGAGAAAGGATTTCCAGGGATACAGACGGAAAGTGATTGAAGAGTACAACAGATTAATGACATTACTGGGAAGACCGATAATCTAGGTTTGGCAACCAAATGTCTACCACTTGTCTGCCAAATGACGGACAGACGGTAGGCATTTGTCCTACCCAGGTTAGGTTAGGTAAGGATATATATAATATATGTTCACCGCAAGGCGTTGAACGAGCGCATTTAGATCAAAATGAGCAAGAAAGAACTGATGTTACAGATACGGTAAGACTAGAAAGGCTACGTGTAAAAGCGTAGTCTTTTTTATTGAAAAATTCATAAAAGGGGTTGACTATTGGTGTCCAATACGCTATAATAAAGACAGTTAAAGAAGACAAGCAAATTCAAGGAGGTATGGAAAATGACAATCGAAGAAATTAGAAATATTATTGAAGAAGCAGAATATGATTACATCGGAATTAGAGCAGACAGCAGAGATTATCAGATTGGTGAAGTAATGGATAACTCACACCAGCTTTTCCAGGATCCTCAGTACGCAGACTTTGCCTGCACAGAGTTGTTATATCCATACATCACAGACGGTGTTTACGCTGGATTCTATGACGCTGGAGAACTTGATGGAACATGTGCACTTGAAATATCTGAGAGCAACATCAAAGAAATGCTTGAAGCTATAAAATCTTACGGGGACAAAATATACTTAATCGGCGGTAATGCAATGGAATATGGAAATGACGTTGACGAAATCATTATCAAAGAAGCAGAAGTGATTGCAGTATTGTAATAAAGGAGAAAAAATGAAAAGGACAAAAAGAGCTTGCATAAAATGCGGAAAGCTTTTTTACGGAGGAACGGACAAAACATATTGCGATGAGTGTGCGAAAGTTATAAAAAGTAATGTTATGCGTACAAGAACGTGTAAATCGTGCGGAGCTGAATTTTTGGGAGGTCCGCGTGCATCCTATTGTCCGAACTGTCGCAAAATAAGGCAAAGAGAAGCAAACGAAAGAGCAAGAAAAAGAGGAGGCGCAACTAGACCAATCGGAAGTATCGACAAGTGCAAATTGTGTGGAGCTGAATATGTTGTTAATTCCGGAAGGCAAAAATATTGTTCGGACGAGTGCCAAAGAGAAGCGGTACTTGCATGGCAACGAGAACACAAAAAAGGATATGGCCAGGCATCTGGACAAGACATAAAAAAAGCAGAACGAAGAAAAGAGAAAAAGAAAATCTGCGTATATTGCGGACGTGTTTTTTCTTCTAATACAGCAACAAACACATGTTCCGATTATTGCCGAAAGAAAAATACGAAAATAATTGAGTACAGAGCGGAAATAAAACGTGGAATTAACGCAAATATCGAAAAACTGATAGAAGAAAGAAATGAATATAGAACAAAAATAAAAAAGGACGAGGAGGTATGAATTATGAAGGCAAACACAGGAATCGAAAGATTAAACAAATTAAAAGAACTTGGATGGGAAGTAGTAGCAGATGATCGCAAAAATGGAGTCGGAGAAGTGCGGTTAGAAACAACAGTGTTAAGAAAGAGCGAAGACCCTTTTGGAAATTCTACTGGCGAGGATTGGGAACAACTTCTGCACTGCCAAATCTTCTTCTATGATGATGGAACATACGAAGAGACAAGAGGCTGATAGGAGTGAATGATACAATGAAAGAAGTTGAAAGAAACGTCATGTTCGCAAAAGCTGGTGGAAACGCAAGCAAGAACGCATACACTTGCAGAATCTCACTTCCGATGGATGCAATCAAGGCACTTGGAGTCACACCGGACGATAGATCGGTTACATTGACAATCGATGAAAATAGAGTAGTAATTACAAAAGCTACAGAGAGTTAATTCCAAGAAAACAGAGAAATAATTAAATATGGGTACAAAAAAAAGATTTTACATAGGTACAATGATATAAGAGACATTGTATCATGTGTGGAATCTTTTTTTATTTTGGAGGCAGAAAGGTGAATCTCAATGGAATATCCAAGAAGCTACAGAGAGCAATCTTGCAGACAGGCTTGATCATAAAGTACAGTCAGAGACAATTCTATTCAGCTGAACAGAACAGACTCATCAACATCTATATATTATCTACTCCGGCACTAGGAAGAGACAGGCATGGAGAGTGGAAAGAGAAAGATTTAGAACTGATCAGAACAACATCACAGCTTGAAATAGTGAATTGTCTTAAAGACATATGGGACGAGGTGAAGCCTTGAGGATTGCAAACAGAGAGATAACAGATGAATGTACGTATTGTGGGAACATCTTACAGTGTGAACTATTCCGTCAAGGACATGGGATACATACAGAGAGGACAAATGTACTACAGATGATTAAGTGTCAAATGGAACACAGGGAGAAAAGAGACAGTAAAGAAAAGGGTGGTGGTTAAATGTGCCTAAGGATAAGCTAACACCTAAGCAGAAAAAGTTCTGTGATGAGTACCTAAAGCTAGGAAACGCAACACAGGCAGCGAAGAATGCAGGATACAGTGAAAAGACAGCATATAGAACTGGAGCTGATAACCTCAAAGTTCCTCATATTTTGGACTATATCAACGCTAGACAGGAGCAAATCGCAAGTAAAGACATAGCAGATATTGAGGAAATCATGAAGTATCTAACTGATGTCATGCGAGGGAAAATCAAAGATCAGTTCGACCTAGACGCATCATTGTCTGAACGAACCAAAGCAGCACAGGAACTTCTGAAACGTAACGTTGACGATAGGAAGATGAACCTTGAGCTTGCAAAACTGGAAGCACAGTTCAAAGACAATGGGTCTGATGAAGATGCAAAAGACAACTTCATGGATGCACTGAATTCCACAGCGAGTGAGGTGTGGACAGATGATGAATAACTTTGAGGAGAGATTAGCTTCTGTCCGGCAAGGAATCATGAAACGCGCTGCTGCCATGAAAGAGAAAGCTAAGAAACAAGGATTTGAGTTCAAGCCTTTCTCAAGAAAGCAGAAACAGGTGCTGACATGGTGGTGTCCTAGCAGTCCGGTAAAGGACAAAGATGGAATTATAGCGGACGGAGCAATCCGAAGTGGTAAGACGCTGTGTATGTCACTGTCCTACGTGCTGTGGGCAATGGAAAGCTTCAACCAACAGAATTTCGGTATGGCTGGAAAGACAATCGGATCATTCCGAAGAAATGTACTCTTCTGGCTGAAGCTGATGCTGAAAAGCCGAGGATATTCTGTAGTGGACCATAGATCAGACAACCTAATTGTGGTCAGCAAGGGAGATACACAGAACTTCTTCTACATCTTCGGTGGTAAGGATGAAAGGTCACAGGACTTGATTCAGGGTATCACTCTTGCCGGTATGTTCTTCGATGAGGTTGCTCTTATGCCAGAGTCATTCGTAAACCAGGCAACAGGACGATGCTCCGTTACCGGTTCTAAGTTCTGGTTCAACTGCAACCCGGACAACCCTCGGCACTGGTTTAAGGTCAACTGGATAGACAAGTGTGAAGAGAAGCACATCATTTATCTGCATTTTACGATGGATGACAACCTATCGCTCTCTGAGAAGATCAAAGAACGATACCGAAGTATATATGTAGGTGTGTTCTTCAAGCGGTATATCTTAGGTCTGTGGTGTGTGGCTGAAGGACTTGTCTATTCAATGTTCGATGAGGAAAAGCATGTTACCGATGAACACATGAGTGGCGCACTGGAATACATTGTGTCAATCGACTACGGTACGGTCAATCCTTTCTCAGCTGGTCTGTGGGCATTCGATGGGAAATATTCGCAGCGCGAAGCAGAACTGTACTACAACAGTAGAGAGGTCGGCAAGCGTGTAGACGATGAAGCCTATTACAAGATGCTAAAGGAACTGATCGGAGACAGAAAAGTATCATGTATCATCATAGATCCATCTGCAGCATCCTTCATTGAAGTTATCAAGAAGTACGGAGAGTACACAGTGAGGAAAGCTGACAATGATGTACTGGACGGAATCCGAGTGGTCACAACAATGCTGAATAAAGGACTCCTGAAGATATACAAGGATTGCACAAGCTGTATCAATGAGTTTGGACTCTATTGTTGGGATGAGGAAAAGAACAATGATACAGTGATCAAAGAGAATGACCATGCGATGGATGATACAAGATATTATGTCTACACATTCTTGCGTAGGCGGTTGAGGTGGAAATACTAATGGGACTAATACAAAAAATTAAGGCGGTATTTAACAGAATGTTTGGAGTAAACGAAGTAAGAGATATATTTGGAATTGAGGTAAGTCGCTCTTCTGATATGCAGACTGCCTTAGACTTGTATAAGGGTATGAGATCAGGACTGCCGACATGGTGCATGGACGGAACAATCAAACCGACAAGGTTCTCTAATGTCATTTGCCGGGAGATTGCAAACCTTACACTGTTCAATGTCAATGTTGAGATTGATGGTAACGATGCGCTCAAGAAGAAATTTGATGAAGTGTTGAACGCGTTACAGGAGAAACAGGAAGAGAGCTGTTCTACTTGCGGAATTATGATTAAGTCAGATGGACAGGGAATTGAGTTCCTGGATCCTGACTATTTCATCATCACAGACACCAACACCAACGGTGATGTACTTGCAGCTGCGTTCTTCTCATACATCAAAAAGGGAAACAGGTACTACACAAAAGCAGAATATCACAGATTTGAGGATGTAAATGGTGAAAGAGTCTATAAGATTTCATCAAAAGCATTCAAGAGTGAAGATAAGAACCGTATCGGATCTGAAATTTCCCTAGAGAAAGTAGGTGAGTGGAAAGATATTCTCCCGGAAGTAGAAGTAAGAGGGTTGGAGTATCCATTATTTGTGTACTGGCGAAATCCTTATGCGAATGCAATCGACAAGGAGTCTCCTCTTACTGTACCGGTATTTGCTGAATGCATTGAAGAGTTGAGATGGCTCGATATCGCACTCAATAAGATGGGGGACGAACAGGAAGACAGCCAGCACGTTACTTTTGTATCACAGATGGTAATCCAATATGCTAATCAGAATGGAATCAAGCTCCCTCGATTCGTGCAAGGACTTGAAATGGGAGTGAATGCAGACGGTACGATTCAAGAACATGTACCGACTATGTTGGTAGCCGAAAGAACTTCTGCCATCAACTTCTATCTGTCCATCATCGGATACAAGTGCGGATTCTCAAATGGTTACTTCTCATTTGACGAGACTAGAGGAATTCAGACAGCAACACAGGTTGAATCAGATGATAGAAGAACGCTGCATACAATTGAGTCATTCCGTACAATCTTAGACGGAAAGAACCATGATGGAGTTATCCACAGAATCTTATACATTCTCTACGCTACTGGAACAGCTAATGGAACGATCACGGCATCCGGATATCAGACGGCATGTGAATTTGAAGACCTTGTGTACAACCTTGAAGATGATCGTGCTCGTTGGTGGAATTATGTAGTACAGGGAAAAGTACCGGCATGGATGTACTTCGTGAAGTTTGAAGGGATGACAGAACCAGAAGCGAAAGCAATGATTGAAGAAGCCAGTGACAAAGGCGAAACTCTCTTTGATAAATTCCAAGATGAGTAAATTATGGGGACAATGAAAGCAAGCGAATACGGTACTATGTACTTGAGGACGAAAAGTTCATTCGTTTTTCATTCCTTGACAGTGCAATGTACAGCACTATAAATATTGCTACTAACCGTCAGATGGCGGTTAAGGCTTGTTCCTTAGTAGGACACAGAACCCGGAGCATAACCGGGACAGGCCTATTCCCGGTTTCCTGTCATCTCCCCGGGAACACCTAAAATAATGTATCGAGCGGTTTTTCTTGGTTCACGCTCGATACTTAAGCTATCATAGCTCAAATGGTAGAGCGGTTGACTTTTAATCAACAGGTTTTCGGTTCGAATCCGAACGGTAGCTTTCTCCGGAATTCGGAGAGAAATCTTTTTCATAACAAATTTTTCCTTACTACAGTGTAGTTGGAAGCCGTATAGCTTAATGGTAAAGCGTTCGTTCTACCCCTACCCAAGTGAAAGATTAAGGTTCGACTCCTTATACGGCTATTTTCAAATATGATTACCTCGGTGAAGAGTGATTTTTCAGTCATGCCGAGATGCAATGGTGACGAGATAGGCTTGTTCGAGATATTGGATAAGCTGATTCTTTCCACTGGGAGTGATTCTGGTGGTGGAGATGGAAACCATCAACAATGCCTTGTAGTGTATCATCATAGAAAAGTTAAATGCAGAATCCTTGTGGTCAGTGATTAATAGACATCTGCGGTGCAGAAATAATCCAGTGATGTGAGTGGTGTGAGAGACTACGGACTAACTGGAAATTCTCAATAAGCTGATTTGCCTTGAATCTGAGAGATCGGAGTATAACACAAGAGGTTCGTTAAAGTAGCGGTATGGCAAGTTGATGAAAATAAAGCGAATAGGTGTAAGATGCAACTATGATATTCTGAAAGAACCGTGAAATTTGTGGGTATCAATCCCATGTGTGCTTAGACAGTGGTAGGAAGCCAAGAGTCGCTCTCGAAAGCTCAGACCTATCATCACAGTGGCAGAAGATGACTTTTACCATGATTGAATAAGGTGAAGACCTAATTATGTTTGAAAAAATGTAACAGACGGATTTTAGCTGCGGAGTTCCGTCAAAGATTTAATATTCACATTTTTGCACGATAGTCACAATGTTTACTATTTTCTTCGTACTGTATAAAGAACCGTAGCAGAGGTGGTTTGATTACTGTCCACCTGCTAACGGAACATAGCTTAATTGGTAAAGTGCCAGCGCAAGAGCTGGAGATGGAGGTTCGAACCCTCCTATTTCGTTTTTAAGAGAGGAGCAGCAATGGAAAAAGTAAACGTATTAGGAACTGAATATAAAATTATCCGTGAAGAGATGAAAGATGCAGAATATGACGGATACTGCGACTATACATCTAAAATCATCAAATTGAGAACTGATAACGTGAACAAGTTAGGTGATTTCGACTGTTTGATGAAGAAACAGTTACGTCACGAAATCATACATGCTTTTCTTTACGAAAGCGGATTAGGACCGAACTTTGAACATTACAAACAGTTTGGGCATGAGGAAACAATAGTGGACTGGTTTGCTATCCAGTATCCAAAGATAGCGGAAGCATTTAAGAGTGTAGGTGCGTTGTAGAAGCAGAAAGAAAGGAGAAATGAACGATGACATTTAAAGAAGCATTTGAAGCAATGAAACATGGAGCAAAGGTAAAACTTCCATCATGGGCTGGGTATTGGTTCTGGTGTATTCCGGCACAGTCAATTCTGATGCATACAAAAGATGGTAAGGACATTGATGTTCGTAGAACTGAGTGTGTAGATTATACATTTTCCAATATTTGTTCCGATGAATGGATTTTTGCGGATGACACGAACTGTCCGGCACTTGGTGGCATGAATACATTTTCATTTCACGAAGCTATGAAGCAGGTGAAGAACAAGAAACGTGTAAGACGATTGACGTTTGAGTCAGACATGTTCTTACAACTTGCATATGCCACTTTCGGAGCTTGCCTTGATGGTAGAAGGGAAGACAAATTTGATAGCGAGGAATACTCAATCATAAAAGCATGTGAATCTAAAAATGATTCTTATTACACAAAATGTGAGCAGTATGTTCCGACACAGGCGGATATGCTTGCTGAAGACTGGGTGTTTGCAGAGTAGGAGGATTAATCATGAAGAAAGCAATGTTAAGTCAGCCAATGGCTGGAAAGACTGATGAAGAAATCGTAGCAACAAGAGAGAAAGCAATTAAGGTTCTTGAAGAAAAAGGATATGAAGTTGTGAATACTCTTTTCACAGATGAGTGGTACAGCAATGAATCTATGAAAGAACGTGGAGTAGTTCAGATTCCATTATGTTTTCTTGCTAAGTCCTTAGAGAATATGTCTCTGTGCCATGCAGCGTACTTCTGTAAAGGCTAGGAGAATGCAAGAGGATGCAAGATTGAGCATGATGCTGCGGTTGCTTATGGTTTGGATATTATTTATGAGGAGGCTTAATCATGATTATCACAGGAATGAATCACTTCCAGAGTGTATGTAAAAAGAAACTTGTTGAATGGTACCATGAGCATAAACCGGAGGTTGAGATTGATTTAAGCAATGTATTTGTCGTATGGAGCTGTAAGACATTACAGAATTATAAGTGCCTTGCTTCAACCGATATCAGTGGAGATGGTATCTATGCAGAGTACACATACAATGGTGACAAACAGGAGCTGTATGAAGATGTGTACAAGAAACTGACAAACACCTGTCATACAGAGGAATAAACAAGGCGGTGACAATATGGCGGTATCAACTATGAATATTCTTATCATTTGCGTGACGATTTTGCTTTTTGCAATCATTACAAAGGATGATAAAAATGACAAAGACGGTGAGGAATAATGCTAACACCTGAATACTTACAAAGAATAACAGAAGGGGCGGAGGAGATATCTTCGTCCCTTCATCGCACTATTATGGACATGATCATCGAGAGAATCATGAAGAGACTCGGCAGAGGTGAGGACTATCTGCTGACACAGACAGACCGATGGCAGATACAAGTGCTTCAAGAGTCTGGTGAACTGCTAGAGGATATCCAAAAGGAAATAGCGGACAAGACAAAGTTACAGCAGAAAGAAATCAAAGATGCTTTCATTGATGCTGGTATCACTTCGTTGAAATGGGATGATGCTGTGTATATTGCAGCCGGACTCACTCCAACAGCACTGATGCAATCTCCAACCATGCTCAGGATCCTTGAGAGAGATTACCTTGCTACTGCCGGAGAATGGAACAACTTCACACGGACCACAGCACTGGATGCACAGAGGACTTTCATCAATCAGATGGACAATGCCTACCATCTTGTATCTACCGGTGCAGTATCGTACACACAAGCAGTCAGAGATGTGATTAACAACATCACAGAAGTAGGACTCAAAGTGAACTATCCTACCGGGTACAGAATGAGCATTGAGTCAGCAACGATGATGATCGTGAGGACAGGAGTGGGACAAGCAGCTGCCGACATCTCCATGAAGAGAATGGAAGAAATGAACTGGGATACTGTTCTTGTGTCTGCTCACTTAGGAGCACGTACCGGCAACGGTGGAATGAATCCTGGCAATCACTTGTGGTGGCAAGGACGATTCTACTCACGAAGTGGAAAGGATAAGAGATTCCCGGACTTCGTTAAGACCACAGGATTCGGAACTGGTGAAGGACTCTGCGGATGGAACTGCCGGCATTCTTTCGGAAGTGGTGACGGAGTGAATAATCCTTATGATGACAAGAAGATTAACTTTGCTGACAACCATAAGGTTGAGGAATTGCAGAAGAAGCAGAGAGCACAGGAGCGTAGGATTCGTGACACCAAGCGGAAGATACAGAACTTGCAGACAGCTGTTGATAATTGCAAGGATGATAAGGCAAGGTTTGAATTGCAGAATATGCTAGACCGCAAGGCTCACACACTGAAGCTTCAGAACAAGCGGTACAGTACCTTCTGCGAAGAGAATGACCTAAGAGAGTATGCAGAACGATTGAAAGTCGCACAGTGGGACAGAAAGCAAGCTATGAAGAGTGCAGCTGCTGCCAGAAGATACGAAAGTGCGAAAAAGAGTTAAAGATGGGTACAACGAAGTAATCAAAAACATTCATAATGGATATTGGGTGAAGATTATATCATATTTTTGCACCTCCTTTTTTAGAAAATAGCCTACTAGGGGAATCCTGTTAAGAGATATCGCACATCTCGGTAGGCTTTGCTCCTAAGGAAGCTGGGGACAGATGTGAATCTGCCTTTCTATAGCATCTGTTCTTGCGTGGTAATGGCTATGAGGGTTCGACTCCCTCAACCACGATTACCCTGACAGAGGTTTATCTGTCTGAATCCCTACCGTGGACGAAACGGTTAATAAAATACGTTGAGGAGGATATGAAACATGAAAAACATTATTCAGATTCTTTCCGATGCTGGTCTTGAGATTACAGATGAGCAGAAGAAAACAATCGAAACCAGTGTGAATGAGAATTACAAGACTCTTGCTGAATTTGAGAAACAGGGAAGAAAGCTTGATACAGTCACACAGGAAAGAGACAACATTAAAACACAGTATGACACAGCCAAGTCTACACTTGAAGGATTTGAGGGCAAAGACTTTGATGCTATCACAAAAGAACGTGATGAGTGGAAAACCAAAGCAGAGACCGCAGAGAAAGAGTGGCAGACAAAACTTGCGAACAGCGAGAAAGATTATGCAGCAAAGATTGAAGAAAGAGACTTCAATGATGCTCTGGTCAAAGCACTGGCAGGTGAGAAATTCACTTCTGACTTTGCACGAACAGGAATTATCAGCATGATCAAAGAGAAAGGGCTGAAACGTGAAGGCGAGAAAATCCTCGGACTCGATGATTACATGAACGAGCTGAGAGAGTCACAAAAAGATGCATTTGCACCGACAGATGCTCTGAAAGTGCCGACCTTCACAACACCTACAAACAAAGGTGGAGGAGACAGTAAGACTCCAGTGTACACACCACCGGCAGTATGGTAGTCATGCGATAGAACGGTTATCAATCAGAGATAATCGTTGACCTTAAAAAGTTAAAGGAGATTACGAACATGGCAGATACAAGAATTCAGTCATTAAACATGCTTCTCGATCCAACTGGAAAAATGTTCCTCGCTGAGGAGTACGGAAAAGTTATCGAGAACGTACAGAAACTTACAATTTCCGGAGCAATGAAGAACACAGAGCTTTCTGGTGATCCTCATGCCGGAACAGTAGAAGCAAAGAGATTTGCAAACGCGACACCGAAGAATTACGGAACAGCTAGAACAGCTGCAAAGGGTGACGGTGTTAAAGGTAAACCGGTAACAATTCCGATTGATCAGGACAGAGAGATCGTAGAAGAAGTAGAGCAGAAAGATGTTTCTCTTCTTGGAGTTGAAGGACTTATTGCTAAGAGAACAGCAAACCATGCGCTTAGAATGGCAGCAGAGCTTGATACAAAGTTCTTCGAAGTAGCTGGTACAGATGCTACAGAAGTAGATCTGACAGGAATCACAGCAATTGAAGAGATTGCAGAGAAAATGATTCAGCAGTGTGAGACAACAAAGAATGAGTACGTGGACGGAGTTCCAAGATCAATGATGCACATGGTACTGGATCCGGACTACTACGGAAAAATTAGAACATACCTTGACAAGGTAACAGTTCCTGGTGTTGGAGCAGCTGACGAAGAGTTCTACGCTTTCCACGGTGTTAAGACATACTCTTGCGTACATCTTCCAACAGACGTTAAGATTCTCGTTATGGTTGACGGTGCAATCGCGCAGCCAGTAATGTCAGATCCTTACAATGCAGAGAAGATTCCACTGTCAAACGCTTACGGAATCGAACTGTTCTACCACTTCGGAACAAAATCTGTTACACCGGATCTTATCTTCAAAAATAAGAAAATTGGTGGTTAATTAAGATGAAGTTCTTGGACAAAGAGACAGGATTGTATCTTTCTACTGACAATGCCGATAGTATTGCCAGTATGAAGAGCAATCCTAACAAATATGAAGAAGTAGCAGATAAGCCGCAGAAGAAACAGCAGACAAGAAAAAAAGCTGAGTAAAGGAGATTCACATGGCATACACAGACTATCAGTTCTATACAACTAAATATTTTGGAGATGCCGTGACAGAGGAGGAATTTCCTAAGTATGCAGAACGAGCAAGTGAACGTGTGGACAGCATCACTTTTGACAGATTAGCGGATGGTCTTCCGGAGGACGTGAGAGCTAATACAAAGGTTCAGAAGGCTGTCTGCGCGGTCGCAGAAGCACTGCATCAGATTGACTCAATCAGAAAAGCATCAATGGATACGGTCGGAGTGGTAAAGCATGAAGACGGTACCGTGAGCAAGAAACAAGTAGCATCTATTACGTCAGGTGCTGAAAGCGTAAGTTTCGTCACTGGGACTAGCGGAACAGCAGACAGCATCTATGCACGAGCGTCAATGGATAAGAAAGTGGAAGCTTTGCTGATCAGACAGGTGGCTTCTGAATATCTGCAAGGTGTTGCGGATAAGAAAGGAGTGTGCCTTCTCTATGCTGGTATTTAGATGGCTCAAGCGGTTGACATGCCGACACGAAAAATTGACATATTCTTCAACTTTCCTTGATGAGATTGCTCCTAATGAGTACAAGACTCATCATGTGTGGAAGTGTAAGGAATGTGGAAAAGAATTTTATTAAGGAGGGGATACTGATGTATGACAAGACTGTGACTGTATTCAACAAATACACAGACAAGAATGATGCCATATATTGGTATCCTCATGTTATATCTGGAGTCACACTTATAACGGACAAGGCAGCCAACATTGCCAAAACTGGCTTGGATACGGCTGATACAGCTAATCTTCATGTACCGTTTAAGGTACGTGAGGGAGAAAGGGTGGTATGCAATCTTTCCTATCTCACTCCGAAAGTGTGGAAAACTGCGGAAAACAAAGAGGGTTCAATCACATTCTCGACAGGTGACATCTTCCTTGAAGGCGAATATCCGGAAACGGTAATTGCTGATGAAGACTATACGTCACGTACCAACAAAGGATTCTACGATTATCTGAATAAGAAGATGGATAACGTCTTCCTAATCACAAGTGTAGGCTCTTACACACTGATTCCTCATTTTGAGATTGGGGGAAAGTAATATGAGTAAGACATTTCATTTTCCGAGCTTTTCAATGGTAGCCGGGGACATCACAGTGAACATTAGCTTGAACAGATTTGAAAAGCAGTTCCAGGAAGCACAAAACTGGTTAGACGGTCAAGTGTTCACGGATATGGAAAAGTATATGCCTTTTCGTGATGGCAACATGAGAAACGTGTCTGCAATTATGAGCAGATCCATGCAAGGAACCGGTCGAGTGATTGCCGGTGCTCCACCTTACGGAAGATTCCTCTATGAAGGAAAAGTTATGGTAGATCCTGTCACAGGCTCACCGTGGGCAAGAGCCGGAGCAAAGAAAGTGGTCACGGACAGAGACCTTGTATTTGATAAGATAGCACATCCTAGAGCAACAGACCATTGGTTTGATGCTGCAAAGGAACAATATGTGAAGTCTTGGGCGAAAGGAGTGAAGAAACGTGCCGGAGGAAAGTAAGAAACCGGTTAAGTACGATGTAGACGGTTACGCTGCGGTAACTGATGCACTCGTTTCTCTTCTCAATAGTTTTCCAGGGTTAGAGGAAGATGAAAAGATAAGGTTCTCCACACTAGATGAAGATGGCGGTATTGCCTTCTATCCAGTGACAGGAGCGGTGATTGCACTGGAAAAGAAGAGTGTAACTGGCAAAGTAGACCAGTTGTGCAACTATCCTTTTTATGTGATCTACCGGTCTTCAATCGACTCTCCAAAGATTAAGGCCAGTATCAAAGAATTCCTTGACACTCTTGGAAAGTGGCTTGAACAGCAGATCGTGGTCATTAATGGAGAACAGAAGAGACTGGAAGAATATCCAGTGCTTACAGAAGAGAGAAAAATAGAGGAGATCATAAGGCTTACACCGGCTCACTTAGATAATGTGAGTGATGGTAATGTCCAAGATTGGGCAATCAGCATCTCCTTGAAATACAGAAACATATTCTACAAGAAATAACGGAGGATAACAAACATGAAATTAGAGCGTGAAGCGTTGATGCATTATCTTGATGCATCGTTTAAAAAGACACCGGCAACAGCAGAGTGGGAGGTTCTTGGTGACGATATCGAGGAAATGTCCGTGGAGCTTAATCCAGACACGGAACAGAAGAGGACCATTCTTGGGAAAACTGTGACAACTGATAATGGATATGCACCTTCCATGTCAGCTGATCCATTCTACGCAGATCCAGCGTCCAAACTGTATCCGAAGATTAGAGAGATTGCGTTTAACCGTCTGAAAGGTGAAGTTTGTAAGACACTTATGCTTGAAGTAATCGTAGAGGACACGGCAGCCACAAAGCATCTTGCTTATGTACAGGAAGTAATGGTTAAACCACAGAGCTATGGTGGAGACACTACTGGTGTCAATATCCCATTCGATGTAACAGATGATGGTGAGAGAACAAAAGGTTATGTCACAGCTGAATCGCTGAAATCAGGTAATCCAGTATTCGCAGAGGGAAATATTGAGTGACTGAAACGATGGTTTGACATCCGTGGAGACACAATATTAGACGTAAATGACGAAGAGATATACCTCATTGAAAAGACGATTTGAGAAAGGACGATACAATGAGCAATAAATTAGCAAAACCAATGGCAAACAAGATTGTAGTAGATGATGGTAGCAAGGTCTACACGATTGAGAACAAAAGAGGAAAGGTACTCGGCAAGTTCGAGTTCAGACCTACAGATACAAATATCGTGAAGAGATATGAGGAAGTGGTTGAATACTACAATTCATATCAGCTGCCAGAGAATCCAAGTGAAGCGGATATGAGAAAAGCAGAGGATGATATTACAGAGAGAATCTCTTATCTCATCGGAGAAGATGCAAAAGAGACATTCTTCTCTATCCTCGGAGCATTCTCACCACTGGCGAATGGAGAACTGTACATGGAGAATGTTCTGTCCTCTATCGCAAAAGTGATTGAAAAGGAAATGAATATCCGCACAAAGAAGGTACAGAGTCGCATGAATAAGTATGTGGCTAAGTACCATAATTAATGGATCCGTGGAAACTTCCCACATCTTTAGACGTTAATGGAAAAGAATATTCGATACGCTCTGATTTTAGAGTGATATTGGATATTCTTTCTGCTATGAATGATCCGGACATCTTCGAGCCTGGCATGACAGAAGAAGAGAAACAGCAGGAGAAAACACTCACGATGCTTAGAATCCTCTATGTGGACTTTGATTCCATGCCACCTAAGGATTGGCAAGAAGCCTGTCAGAAAGCGTGTGAGTTCATCGATTGCGGTATCAAGAATGATGGCAAACCTAGACCTAGAACAATGGACTGGGAACAAGATGCACCAATCATCATACCGGCTGTGAATAAGGTGAATAACGCTGAAGTGCGAGCTACAGACTATATGCACTGGTGGACGTTCTTCGGACTCTATATGGAGATTGGAGAAAGTACCTTCTCAACTGTAGTCAGCATCCGAGACAAGAAGAGAAAAGGTAAGAAGTTAGAGAAGTGGGAACAGGAATACTACAAAAATAATAAGTCTATTGTGGACTTACATCAGAAGAGTACAGAGAGAAGTGACGAAGAGAAAGCTGAACTCCGAGAACTCTTCGGATTGAATAAATAACCGGATATCAATAGAGATATTCGCTGACCGCAGATAATTAGCGGTGGAAAGGATTAGAAATGGCACAAGCCGACGGCTATATCATAATTGACACAGAGATTAACGCTGACGGCATGAAAGCCGGAAGCAAAGAAGTTGAAGCAGCTGTCAGAAGAATGGCAAACTCTGTAAATGACATGGGGAACAAAGCGCAGACAGCTCTCAACAAACAAGCTGATGCATTTGCTAAGCTGAACAATGAATACGCTGCACAGGAGCGTAAGGTATCTGAACTGAAGAAGAAGGTTGCTGAGTACGGTGAACAGAAAGTACCAACAGACGAATACAGAGAGATACAAACACAGATTTCACAGGCTACTCAAAAACTGAATTCACTGAAAGCTACACAGGATAAATTCCTTTCTACTGGTGGCAGAAAGAACAGCTCATCTTTTAAGAAGATGCAGTATGACATAGAAGAGCTTGAGAATGAAATTAAATATGCTAAAGCAGAATTAGCAGAATTAGAAGCATCAGGCGGAGCATTTACGCTTGGATCAAAGACACAGGAAGCAGCAGCCAGTATGCGTACATTGCAAGCAGAAGAGAGAAAGCTTGCGGACATGAATAACAGACTTCACACATCGTATAATTCTGTAAAAGGAAGTGTGGACGAATACAAGCAAAAATTGATGAGTGCAGCACCGGCGCAACGTAAACTTGCCAGCGAAAGTGAAAGAGCGTCAAAGTCTATTGCAAAAACTGGAAAGGCTGCGAATGGTGCGAAACTCAGCATTGGAAGAATGCTTGGAATGTCACTATTAATGAGCGTAGCGTTCAGAGCATTCTCGGCTGCAATCAATGCTATCAAAGATGGCTTCACAAACCTTGCACAGTACTCAAGTAGCACAAACAACAGTATATCAATGCTGTGGGGAAGTCTTGAGACACTTAAAAACAGCCTTGCAACAGCGTTTGCACCAATTTTAAATATAGTAGCACCGATTCTTAGCAAATTCATTGATATGCTTTCGACAGCTGCAAGCTATGTAAGTATGTTCTTCTCGTTCTTGTCTGGAAAGAGTACGTACACGAAGGCAATCGCAGTACAGAAAGATTATGCCGGAAGCCTTAAGGATACGGCAAGCGGTGCGAAAGATGCAGCGGACGGAACAAAAGAAGCTACGGAAGCTGCGGAAGAGTACTTATCGCCACTTGATGATATCAATAAAATGGATAAGCAAGACTCAGGAAACGGTTCTGGTGGATCCGGTGGTGGTGGAGGTGGTGCCGGTGGCGGTAGTGGTTCCGGACCATTGTTCGAAGAAGTACCGATTGACAATAAGTTTGCATCCTTGCTTGAATCCGTACTGGACAAGTTGAAGCAGATCAGAGATATCTTCATGAGTGGATTCTGGGATGGACTCGGAGATTACAAGCCACTGATCGAAGAACTCAAGAAGGATTTAAACTCTATCAGCGGATACATCAGAGACATTTTCACTGATAAAGATGTTCAAGCAGCAGCGAAGAATTTTGCTAAAAAATTCATTTACAATCTAGGGAAGATTGCCGGAGCATTTGTGAGCATAGGGCTGACCATTGCAGTGAATATAGTAGGTGGAATCGAAAGCTATCTTGCTGAAAATGTGGACAGGATAAAACGGTATCTCATCAGAATGTTTGACATTGGTGCTGAAATCATGGATTTGCTCGGCACTCTTGCAGCCACAATTGCAGAGATTTTTGCTCAGACATTCGGTTCACAGACCGCGCAGAATATCACTGGAAATATTATAGGAATATTCGCCACAGCGTTTGGATTAGTTTCTGAATTAGTAGCATCTTTCGCAAGAGATTTGATTAATTTTATCGTACAGCCGATTGTCGATAATAAACAAAAAATCATTACTGCAATTAATGGACTGCTTGCTCCGATTGAAACGATAACACAGGGAATAGAAACTTTCCTTCATAATGTTGCAGATGGTGTGATTGATTTATACGACAATCACATTGCTCCATTCTTCCAAAAACTGACGAATGGATTCAGCATGATCGTTGGAGCTTTGCTTGATGTATTCAATAATTATATTGCGCCAGTTCTTTCGAATATTGCAACACTAGTATCAGAAGTTTTGAATGGTCCGGTCAGTGATGCCATAGGACAGGCACTCATGCTAATCGGAAAAGTGATAGATATTCTTGGCATTTTATGGGAAAGCGTTCTTGCGCCATTCATAAGCTGGCTGATAGAAACAATCATACCGGTTTTAGCTCCTATCTTTGAATGGGTTGCTACGACATTTATCAATTTGTTCGGAACAGTATCGCAGATCACAGCCGGTATCCTTGAAGTCTTGAATGGCTTCTTAGATTTCTTCAAGGGAGTATTTACTGGCGATATCACACTTGTAACCGAGGGATTAAAAACTATCGCAGAAGGATTGAAAAAAGCAATCGTTGCAGTATTCGCATTCATCAAAGACAACATCCTGACACCATTCAGTAACTTCCTTGAAAAAGTATTCCGTGTGAATTTTGAAAAGACATTCGGATTGATTGGAATGTACATGGAATCTTGGGGAAAAACACTGAAAGATATTGTTGATTCCGTGAAACAAGTATTCCAGGGAATTATTGATTTCATTACTGGTGTGTTTAGCTCAAATTGGAGTCAAGCATGGAACGGAGTAAAAGAAATCTTTAGCGGAGTATGGGGAGCATTTGCCGGTATTGTGAAATCTCCGATTAATGCAATCATTGGATTTATCAACCAGTTACTCTATGCAGTGGAACGCATGCAACATGGAATTGCAAATGCGCTGAATGCGATTTCGATTGATTTACCTGGATGGGTACAGGATTTAACTGGCTATTCTTCTTTCGGATTCAATATTGGATATATTTCAACTCCACGAATTCCATACTTGGCACAAGGAGCAGTTATCCCACCGAATAAGGAATTTATGGCAGTGCTTGGTGACCAGAAGAGCGGTAACAACATTGAAGCACCTGAGAGTCTTATCCGTAAGATCGTAAGGGAAGAAACCGGAAACAGCTCACGCAAGATTGAAGTGCCGGTATATCTGAACCGTAGACAGATTGCAAAGGCTGTACTTGAAGAAGGAAAGAACATGAGAACGCAGACGGGAAGAAATCCGTTTGAAATGGCTTAGGAGGTAGAATATGGCACAGAACTATTTAAAATTCGGCTCATTCACACCACCAGATGTGGATGAGGACGGATATCAAATTTCATTCGCTACTACCTCTACAAAAAACTCAGGAAGAACCATGAGGGGAAATATGAAAAACTCCCCTCTCTTCACAATAGAAGCTTATGAGCTGAAATGGAGTGACATTAAGGTAAGTGACGCAAGCAAAATTCTCAAGGAGGTTATGGGAAAGAGCGGATTCGACTTTTTCCACCTTAACATTTATGAGGATAAATGGGAAACCAAAAGGTTTTATGCAGCAAACTTTAATGCTCCATGTGTAAGTTTAGTAGAAGGCGAAGAGAAACTGGATGAGCTGAGTTTTCAAGTAACATCGGAAAATCCAGTGTTATAGATTTCACCGGATATCGTTAGAGATATTCGCTGACCTTAAATAGTTAGAGGTAGATTTAATGAAGAATGTAAGCAACGAATTCAAAAACATCATAAAGTCAGGCGGCCCGTTCTATGCTTACGCATCGATTACACTGAAAAACGGCGAGAAACTATATCTTGATTCTGAAAATGATTTTTTTATCAGTGGAAATGGATATTCAGAAGACGGAGGAGATGGATTCCCACTGGGATCCGCTCTCTCCAAGTCCGTTACACTTGTCATTGATAACATTGACGAGAGATTTTCCAAGTATGATTTTTACTACGCACAGATTTCACTCTTTACGGAAGCTGACATCGAAAATAGAAGCTACGATATATGGAGAGATGTAAAAGGCGAGGAAATACTTGATATCAATGGCAACACGATTATGCTGACGAAATCAAGAATCGAGAGACTGAACGAGGGCGCATTTACCGTGCTTGAGCCGACAGCAGTTGGAGATACGATAGAACTTGTAGGTTACGATTCAATGTACAAGGCAGATGCAGACTTCACATCTAAATTATCTTATCCAACAACAGCCGGACAGCTTTTGAGAGAAGCGTGTAGTACATGTAATATCATGCTTGGAAGTCCGAAGTTTAACAATGACGATTTCGTGATTGAACAAGCTCCGGATAAAGTGACTTGCCGAGAAGTTATCGGATATATCGCAATGCTTGCTGTTGGTAATGCAGTGATTCAGGACGGAACACTTGTTATTAAAAGTTATGACTTCTCTGCAATATCGAAGATTGCGAGTAGAGCGGACTTGGTGGAAGATGCTGGCTATAGCATTTTGATGGACTATCAGTCAGATCCGGACATTAGCACAGATCCTGTTGTAATCACAGGAATTGCGACCACAAAGAAAGTAGAAAACGAGAGTACAATCTTAATAAGAGGTACAGATGATTATGCACTTGAAATCACGAATCCTCTTATTGAAGGACATGAAGATGATGCAATCAATCTGATTGGAGATGTGTTGATCGGAGTTAAGCTGAGAGGTTTTAGTGGGGAATTCTTCCCTGATCCAACGATCGAATTCATGGATCTGGCTTGCGTGGTAGACCGGAAAGACAAGGTTTATCCAACGTTTATCACATCTCTTGAGTTTAATTATCTTGGCAGCAGTTCATTTTCTTGCGGAATCAAGGATCCGGAACGGCAGAAGAGCACTTATTACAGCGAAGCTACAAAAGTGTATGAGAAAGCCAAAAAGGAAATCAAGCAGAACAAGACAGAATTTGAAGCAGCTGTCGATAATCTGAATAAGACACTTGAGAATGCATCTGGAATGTATTCGACAGAATCACCACAGCCGGACGGAAGTATGATTACATATATCCATGATAAGCCGACAGTAGAAGAGTCCAAGAACGTAATAAAGGTCACATCTGAAGCTATCGGTATCTCAAGTGATGGCGGTAAGACGTATCCTTACGGATTATTCCTCACAGGAGACCTGATAACAAGAATCTTGTATGCTATCGGCATTAATGCTGATTATATCAACTCAGGTTCTCTCACTATAAAAGATAAGAATGGAAACATTACATTCTATGCTGATACGGAGACAGGACGAGTTACTATCAATGCAGAGTCAATATCCATCACCGGTAAGTCTGTGGAAGATATTTCGAATGGTATTGTAGATGATTTTGTAACTAACATTTACAAGACAGATATGGACGAGCTTAAAAACTCCGTCCGGAACAAGATTGAAACATGGTATCAAGATAGTGATCCGTCTGTAAACTGGGGCGGAACTGTTGAAATGGCATGGTGCGATGTCAATGGCGAATCAATCCTTGACGTAAACGGAAATGAAATCATCTTGCTATACGAAGAGTCTAAGGCTGAACATGAAGGAGACTTGTGGAAAGACCTGTCTACGAACGATGAGTATATTTATCGTGGCGGTCAGTGGATGAAGATGCAAGTGCCGGATGAAGTTTTTGACGAGATTGATGGCAAGGCACAGATATTCATTAACACTCCTGTTCCGCCGTATCGTGTTGGTGACTTATGGTTTGATGCAGATACACAGGAGCTTCTCACTTGCGTGGAAAGCAGAGATAAAGGAAGCTGTGTAAAGTCCGACTGGCAGAAGAAAACCAAGTACACTGACGATAGCGGACTGAATACCTTCATTTCTGCGGTATACGATCCGAAGATTGCGGAATTACAGAGTCAGATTGATGGACAGATTGAGACATGGTTCTATGACCACGAACCTAGCTTACAGAACGAACCGGCTGTGAATTGGACAACCAACGAGCAGAGAAAAGACCACGAAGGTGATCTCTTCTTCTGGAAGTCCACTGGATATTCCTACCGATTCTTACAGGACGGAGCGGTTTGGAAGTGGCAGATCGTACAGGATACAGATATTTCAAAAGCACTTGCAGCTGCGGAGAAAGCACAGGATACAGCAGATCATAAACGTAGAGTCTTTGTAGTGACTCCACAGCCACCTTACGACATAGGTGACCTTTGGGTACAGGGTGATGATGGTGACATCATGCGTTGCTGTGTTGCAAGAAGTGAATCGGCTTCTTTCTCGGCATCAGACTGGGAAAAGGCATCAAAGTACACGGACGATACAAGAGCCAATGAGGTACAGAAAGAGCTGGAAACAGTCAATAAGGACTTGCAGAATCAGATTGATGGCAAGATTGAGACATACAATCAATCTGCTGATCCGGCAGCTTCATGGACATCAGCTGAACTGAAAGCAAAGCATACTGGCGACTTATGGTACAACTCAAAAACCGAAGAAACAATGCGTTGGAACGGTTCAGCGTGGTCAAAGTTAAGTGATGCGGATGCGAAAGCTGCAAAGAACCTTGCTGTCACAAAGAAACGTGTATTCAGCGTAACTCCTTATCCACCTTATGATACAGATGATTTATGGGCGCAAGGTACAAACGGTGACTTGATGCGATGCGTGACCTCACGTCAGAGCGGAGAGTATGTCGCATCTGATTGGGTCAAGGCTACCAAGTACACAGACGATTCCGCAATCAATAACTTTGTTAAGAATACTTATGCTGCCGACCTTGAGAATATCAAGAATCAGATTGATCAGAAGATAGAAACTTGGTTCCAACCTACTGACCCGTCACTTAATTGGACTGGAAAAGAAACACAGCCTCTTTGCGATATAAACGGGAATGAAATCTTAGATGTTAGTGGAAAAAATATCACAATCACTGTGGAAACCGAGAAAGCAACTCATGAGGGTGACTTGTGGAAGAATTCCAAAACTGGTGATGAATACATCTACAGAAGCGGAAATTGGGAAGAAATGCCAGTTCCAGACTCTGTATTCGATGAGATTGACGGTAAAGCGCAGATTTTCTCAACACAGCCAAAGCCACCGTATAGCGTGGATGATTTGTATTTCACTGGAAATGATATCCTTGTCTGCCTAAAGGACAGAGAAACTGGTGAGTATGTAGCAAGTGATTGGCAGAAGAAAGATAATTATACAGACGATTCTACAGTAACGGACTTCATCGAAAACATTTATGATCCGAAAATTGAAGATATCCAAAATCAGATTGATGGAAAGATTGATACGTACTATTGCGATTATGAGCCTGCGAATTCAAACCATCCAGCATCTGAGTGGACTACAGCTTACGAAAGACAGAAGCATGTTGGTGACCTCTTCTTTTGGAAGAACAAAGGTTTCACTTACCGCTATATGAAAGTCGATACATCTTATCAGTGGGTGAGAGTGAAAGATGCAGACATCGTATCTGCGATGGAAACAGCATCAAAGGCTCAAGATACCGCAGACGGTAAGAGAAGAAACTTTATTACAACTCCTGTGCCACCTTACGATGTTGGAGATTTGTGGACACAAGGAAACGACGGTGACTTGATGCGATGCCAAACCGCAAGAACTAGTGGTAACTTTGTTTCTTCTGATTGGGTAAAGGCTACAAAGTATACTGATGATTCTGCGGTCGATAAGCTAAATAAATCTCTGACTTCCGAAGAAGTGTTTAACAGACTTACTGATAACGGGAAGAAACAAGGGATATATATGCAAGGCGATCAGTTGTATATCAACTTCTCTTATGGCAAGGGCGGTACACTTACATTGGGAGGTGTAAACAATGAAAATGGCTCAATACAGATACTAGATGCCATAGGAGCGGAAGTTGGTAAATGGGATAAAGATGGACTGAACATCCAAAAAGGCTCGATTTATGGAAGCACGATATATTTAGATAAAGAAAAAGCGTTTGCGCTCATCGTTGGCCGCAACAATTCGAAAGAAATATTCACTATCGGAAGCATGGGTATACATATTGATAATACTAATATGGGGCTTCTCGCATCGGACAGTATGGTTGTTGACCTTATGGGTGGTTGGTTTCATGGTTTAAGAATGAAAGCATCTAATAATGGAAGGGGATACGGTTCTTCAATTTCCCCGGAATGCTTCTCTATTGGATGGGCTGAGGATTTACAAGGATGGTCTGATGCAATGTCAGAAGTGAAATCGTACACATTCAGCATTAGCGAGAACTCAACAGGTTGCCTTTCAATTAGAATTAATGGAAGTAGTTACATTAATGATTATGTAGATATAAGCCCAAGAGAAATAAAAACAACTGGAACTAAAAACCGTGTTGTTCCAACAGAGAATTATTCGAACAGACTTCAATATTGCTACGAAACAGCTTCGCCAATGTTTGGAGACATCGGTGAAGGAATTACTGATGAGAACGGTGAATGTATCGTTGAAATCGGAGATATCTTCACGGAAACCGTAACAACACGCATTGAGTACCAGGTATTCTTGCAGAAAGAAGGGAAAGGAGATTTGTGGATTGAAAAGAAGGAAGAGAATTACTTCATTGTGCACGGAACTCCGAATCTGAAATTTGCATGGGAACTGAAAGCAAAACAGAAAGATTACGAATATGTAAATCTTGAGGAAGATGTTGACAGGGAAGAAAAATTACCTGAAAGCCCTGAGAACATATTAAACGCGGAACTAGAAACCTTGATTAAGGAACAGGAGGAACTTTTAAATGAAACAGCTTAGTGGTTTTTCAATTTTAAATGTAAATGGAATGGACAGAGCTACATTTACTTATGACGAGATTGACGAGAGCGGAAATCTTGTATCGCACAATAATAAGAAATCATTCTATATCGTTGATGCTGAACTCAAAAATCATGTAGATGCGATTAGAAAATTTATCACAGTAAACAAGGTTGACGAGGCGTAAGGGCATGAATAATGCTCTTACCCTTTTAATAAATGATTCAATAAAGGAGAATTAATCATGGAATGGACAAAGTACACAACTAAAGAAGCACTGAAAGACAATGATGAGTTAATGATTCTTGACACGGACGGTAAAGCAAACAAGCGTACTTTGATGGACAAGATATGGGATTATGTTGTCGATAAGATGACTACGGCGGTTATCGCAAAGTTAAAAACAACTAACAAGACTTTGATCGGGGCAGTTAATGAATTAAATAGCAATAAGTTATTAAACGGAAATGTAAA